AGGGGAGACACCCGCCGACAAGGATGGCTGACAGGAGACTCCTTGCCCGGGGGAGAGTAGAGCACGCCTAGCCAGCTTCCGCCCGTGCCCGATAACGTTAATGCCTGATCGCGTGACGATGGTTGCCATACGGCGAGACGGTTTTGCATTGGTTCGGGAAAGTCAATCAATAAGCGTCAAAGAATATCCAAGTTTGCGAGGCTTTCCGGATTAGTAACGCGAATGTTCCGTTGATGTTCAACGGGTTGTGCCTGATTCCCTAACGGAAGTTACGGAATCTTTGACCGTGTTACTAGATTTGTTCCGTGTCAACACATTGAGTTTTCAACGTTTTGCTTGCGATTATCAGTTAGTAACAAATAAATATAGAGATATGGTATGGTATGGTAACACGTTACAAGGTGTAACGTATTACATGCCCCTATTGCTGTCTCTGTTTTCGTGTTCCGGCGTTACTAACTGGCGATTCCTGCTAGGATTTTTCTTGCAATCTATTGCGGTTCATGAGCTTGCGCCGTGTCCATGGACGGAACAAACCACGGAACAAAAAACAGTCAGGCCGGAACATGGTAACGCCCATTTGTTCCGGTCTTTGCTGTTTTCGTGGTTTGTTGCGAATGTTCTAAGGTTGGCTTGATTCTTGCGTTGTGAAACAGTCGTTTAATTTCAGCGATCTTGCCGCATGTTCCAGCCGACTTGCCCCCCGTTTCCGGACATCCTCAAACGTCATTGCCCCTTTTCGGAACGCCGTGTATTCCGGTGGGAACGCTCCAAGGATTTCGCGATAGGTCAAAAACCATCGTTTCGAGTCGTCGCCGATCTCTTTCAGCGGGCCGGATCTCGCCGCTTTCAGCGCCTCCCTGGTCTTGCGGAATTCCTCGAAATCCTCGACGGTGACGGTGTAGCTTGGCCGCTCGCCGTCGCCCCCGTGATTCAGCTTGCTCTTGATCTTGCCGGATTTGATCCACCTGTAAACGTGGACATGCGAAACGTTAAGTTCCTTGGCGATTTGATACGGTGATATGCGGTTGCTCATAGTGGAAACGGTGTAACGTAACACCGTAACGGATGCAAGCGGATTTTCCCGCCAGCGTGTGCCGCCAGATCGGCCCGCCTTGCCGCCATACGCCTCGACGTGAGGCTTTGCAGGCTTTCCCGCTGTCAGTGTGAGCCGGGCACAGAAACGCCCGCTAGCGTCGAGGCCAGCGGGCGCTTGCGATTCGATCCGATCAAGCCTCGACCGGCTTCTTGAGGAGCTTTCCGTCAACGGCAATGTATGGCGTGTCCGCCTCGATCTCGACGCCGTCCACAACTCCAAAAACGACGCGATAACGTTCTTGTTTCGCATCCCATTCAGCGATTCGAATAAAGCCTTCAAGGCCCGCCGTGGCAGTCCCGCTATCGCCCGCCGTGGCAGTCCCGCTATCGCCCGCCGTGGCAGTCCCGCTATCGCCCGCCGTGGCAGTCCCGCTATCGCCCGCCGTGGCAGTCCCGCGATAGCCCGCCGTGGCAGTCCCGCGATAGCCCGCCGTGGCAGTGTCACCGCCTATTTCGGCAAGTATCCACGTTTCCCAATTGTCTCGCTTTTCTTCCGCCAGCTTTGCGCGAAGCTCGACGTATTTGCATCCGTTCGGAAACGTTTTGGCGAACCATTCCTTTCCCGGATGACATGTCGCGTGTTTTGTGAGCCAGTCCATGTCAATCAGGGTTTCGGCCCTATCGGATGGAATGAAACGAGCCGCGCCGTAGATATTCGGCACGGCAACCATGGTAATTTGATCGTTGTTCATAATGGTGTTGATTTGAGATTTTTCCTCTCGCCCAGAAAGCCCGCTGCCGAATGATCGACAGCGGGCGTGTAATGGCGTGTATTGAGCGTGTCCCGCGATCGCTCAAGAGGAAGCCTGATTTGTCACCGGATGGCCGAAAGCGTCGGTTTCCGTCTCGTCAACCGGAAAGCCTGGAAAGAACTCCAAGTAATGACCAATCGGCCCGGCATCGTCGGCGAAATTGGAGAGCTTTGAACATGACGTGTCCCATTCGGTTTGCCCGCGCTGGCGAACGTGCCCTTTTTCGCCATTCGTCGGCATTCTCCATTCGTCGCCCTCCGGATTGCGGAAGTAGCGAAACGCGGGAAAGACCGTTTCCGAGCAAGTGATCGTCGATGCCGAATACGATTCGGATTGAGGAATTGCCGAGCGAGTCGCCAACACTTCGGCGGCTTTGTCCCTGATCCATTCCAGATCGGACGATTCAAAGTCAGGGAAGCGACCGACGAACGATTCCGTTTCGTCTCCCTGGTCTTTCTCCGCTTGCATCGCGGCCAAGGTTTCCATTAGAGCGGCCAGAAAGATCGGGTCCGCGTCGGTGATTACGAATTGCGTTTTCATGTTTTGTTTATTGGTTGAGGTTGCGCGTGTCCGCCGCGCCCCGGAGATTGGTTAAAGTGTTGCGAACCATTCCGACCATTGCGCGACGGCAGCTTTCATGACGGCAAGCGGCGCGTCGGTATCGGCAATCCCGCCATAGGAGACGAAAGGCCGGACATTGTCGCCGCACACGTCGAGGCCGATTGTCCACCAAAGCTTTGAATCGTCGCACTCGATTAGTTTCTCTTCCCTGAATTGCTTTTCCATGACGTTAGAATGCTTGGACTGAATGAGTGATGCGGATTTTAAACGCCCGCTTGATTCGGACGATCCTGTCTGACACGTCGGAAGGACGGCCATTTTTCACGAATGACACTTGACGGCCTTCGTGAGCGTATAGGGTGACGATTGTTTTCATTTTCGATTAGGCGTTGATTCCATGATACTTTCCGCCGCATGAGCATTCGCAAGTGTGCCCCTTGGCGTTCTGACAGCGAGCGTCGCACTTGTGGAGACTCGGATTCGTCTTGAACTCGATCCGGCGAGTTGCTGGAAGCCATGCGTCGGGGTTGCGGAACGAATCGACATTTTCAGGCCATCCGATCATGACGGAATATCCATCGAATTTGACGAACTTCGTTCCTGGAAACCTCGACTCGACTTCATTGCGACGCTTGGACGTGACGGGGTAAAGTTTTGTTTCGCCGTTGTAGTAGGTGACGGATGCGGTAGCCATGGCGGGACAATGCCGACGAAATTCTTGCCAATAAAGAAAAATCTTCGCATTTCAGAAAAAAGTTTAAGAGAGGTCGAAAGCGGTAAAAGGAATCTTGGTTGCTCGCTGCTTGATTTGCCCGCCGAAATGAGTCGGGCCGAGCTTTTCAGCGCCCGCGATCCGTTCAAGCTGTTGATGCCATTTCGACGGCCATTGCGTGCTGTCGTAAACCCGGCCTAGCGCCTGATGCCGATTGGCAACGATGATATGACGCGTCATGAGGTCGATCCGGACGCCAGAGCGCGAAAGAGCCGCTTCGGCCTCCCGGTTGAATGTCGCGAGTTCCGGCGAGCCATTGACGACGGCGACAATGATTTCACCGATGGACACAACCGAATTGAATCCGCCAGCCTCGACGCGAACCGTCGCCGATAGAAGATGATTCAGACAGGAACGCTCGTCGGAATCGACCTCTTCCGCCTGGAAGCCCGTCCAATCTTGCCGAGCCATCCAGTCATGAGCGGCAGCGTCGGAAATGACCTTGTTTGACGTGAGCGAGAATGCGCCCGCAAGCAAGGTGCCGATTTGATCCGCGCTTCGTTTGTCTCCGGTGAACTCGACAGCGACACGCGAAAACGTTTCCGAGTTTTGCCGAATGACCTTTGCCAATTGCAGGCAACGTGATCGGATGCGATCCGAGAAACCCGCTTGCCCGATTGACTCTTTCCATGCGGCCTTGATTCGCTCGAAATGTTCCGTCTGATCCTCTCCGGATCTTTTGCGGAGCGTTAGAACCGTGATCCGTGACGTGTCGGATTTCTTGGCCGCTGAAACGCCGATGGACGCGAAAAGGAAGCATGACCGAATCAGGAAGGACATGGACTTTCCGCCCGCGCTTCCCTTCATGATCGACGCCCCGGTTTCGGTCGAGGCTTGCCGGGCAAGTTCAAGAATCATGTCGATCCGTCCGGACGATCTCTTGTCCTCGCCTTCGGCCTCGTCAAAGATGACCGGCAACGCGTCGCTTCCGAGTTCTTGCCGAATCCCGGCCTCCGTTGTCGAGGATTGGACATTCAGGCCGGTCTTGCCAACCATCGGATGAATGATGTTTGAGAAGATCCAGCTTTTCCCCGTTCCAGCGCCGCCCGTTAGCCATGCGTGAGGACGCCACGGCAACACGCCGCAAATCGGAGCGATTGCGATCCATCCGGCCAAGAGCTTCCCGTAAAGCGGCCTTTCCCAAGATAGAATTTCGCACAAGTCGCGGAGCTTTGCGGCCTCCGCTGATGTCGCGTGTTCCGCCGATTCAGTCGGGATGTCGAAACCCTCGTTGTAAATCCACTTGCCCGGCGAGTTGTATCCGCGAATCGGTCTTTCCTTGCCGTTCACAATCAGACGATCCCCCGCGTGAAAGATAACGTCTTGCCCGTCAATCCAGCATCCGCGCCCGCGAACACGTCGAGGCGAGAATTTCGGCAACTTCAATTGACGCTGAATCAGGCCGTTTGCCGCCGCGTCCCAATCGACGCCGTTAGATCCGGGGAACTCGGATTCCCAAGCCTGCAAGGGCGAAAGCTGAAACAGGTTGTTTTTGGTGTGAGCGCCCGGCGTGAGTTCGCAGATTTGCCCGCCAACGTCCGGGAGATAGTAGAAAATACCGCGATCCGATCCGAGCAAACGAAATGGCATGTCGCCGATTCTGTCGGCTGAATACGTGTTGTCGTCTTTCGGTGAGTCGTCAAATTCGGTTTGCCCGTCATCCTCCGGAAGCAATTCCTTCGGAATCGAAAACCAGTATGCGACCGGGTCGAATCCTTCCTTTTCGGCGTCGGCGGCGTCCCATCCGTCAAGCTTTCCATCCGGAGGCGTTAGAATGTTTGAGTCCGCGACGCGTTCCGAGATTGCAAGCGCGGCCTGGTAGCCTGGTTGCTCTTCCCATGGCTTCACCGTCCCGATGTCGTCAACGGTTGGCGCGTCGGCTTCCTTGTATTCGTGGCGGTCCCTGTCAGGCCAGATGAACACGCGACGGCCCGCCAGCGGCGACCAGTCGGAATGACGGACGCCCTTCCCGCCGCCCGGCCATGACACGGCGACGAAATCCGGCATGATGCGAGCGGCAGCGTCGGCGGATTTCTCGCCCTCGACAACGATAACGGACGCGTCCGGCCTTTCTGCTAATCGGTCAAGGCCGTATAATGCGCGGGGAGTTGGAAAGCCTCGCATCCTCCATTTCGTTTCCCCCGTGTCTTTGTGGCGACACCATGAAAACGGAATCACGTCTTTTCCGCCGTCCGCCAGATCATAGCGGCAAACGTAACCGATAGTCAGGCCGTCCGCCGACTTGTATTCCCACTTCGCGACGGGTAATCCGTGTGCGGGATGGCGGAATGTCGGGAACTTGTGACCGGGCGGCGCGTGAGGTTGCGCGATCCAATCGGCGGCAGCGGACGCGCCGGGCTTTGTGCTTCCTTCCATGCGTTCCGCCCGGCGTTCCTCGATTGGCATTCCGAGGCGCTTTGACAAACGCCTTGCGGCCTCGCCTTGCTTAACGTTTTCAAGGTATGCGACAAGGGCGATTGCGTCGCTTCCGCTGTCGTTAGATGCGAAGTCGCACCAAACGCCGGTTGTCGTGTTGATGCGAAACGATCCGGGTTTACGATCCCCCCGCGTCGGATTCGTGGCGACGTATTCGACGCCGTCCATCTTCCCACCTGGAAGCCATTCGCAAAGCAGGGATTCAAGGACAGGGAGCGCCGCCGCGCTGATTGCGTCATAGTCTAGCATCCGGGCGGAAGCGTTTCGAGTTGTGCCAATGCTTCGGATTCGGATCGGGCAATGATGGCGATTCCACCAAAGCCGTTGACCACGTCCCGCCAGTTGTCTTGAGCTTCCGACGTTTTGCCCTTCGGGCCGTCCTTCACTTCGACTGACACAAAAACCGCAAGCGTCATTCCGACCATGTCCGGAGTCACCTTGACTGACTTCCAACCGATCAAGTCGCCAGAGCCTTTCACAAGGCCAGCGTGAAGCGGGCGGGCGCTGTCGAGAGTCACGCGCCCGTTGACGTTGGAAACGAGCTTTCCGGCCCATCCCATCCCGACATTGTTTCGGAAGGATCTCACGCCCGGCAGAGTGCCGAGAGAGAGCATGATTTTTCTAAGTAAGGGTGATTCCATGGATTCAATCGTTATCGTTTGCAGCGGCCCGGCGACGATCAATGTCGTAAAATGGCCGCTGTCTGAAAAATTCGCCGTGCGGATGTTGCTCGCCAGCCTCAATGACCGTTGCGAGCTTGAAAACCGATCCGACCGAAAGCTTGCGCGAAACAATCCACTCGAAACCGTCACCATCCGTTAGCATGAACTCCGCTTCCGGATCTTCCGTCCGGATCAAAGTCAAGTCCGAATGATGTCCGATCCCAAGCGCAACGTTGTTGAATTCCTCTTCCGATAAGTCGGCGAGTGTCATCCATTCCATTTCGTCAATTCTCATGGCCGGAGCGGTTGAGGTTAGAAAGGAACGTCGTCGTCTTCCTGGAAGTCATCGGATGGCGCGGCGCTTGCCCCTTGTGGCGGCGCTTGCTTGGCCGGTTGCTGTTGTTGCCTCGACTCGCCCTGTTGCGCCCCTTGAGGCTTGGCGAGGAATCCCATTTTTTCGCAGACAATCCGGGTTTTTCTAACAGGCTTGTCGGAATCTTTCGGCGTGTATTCCTCTTGTGACAGCCTGCCGACGATTGAAAGTTGCTGGCCTTTGACGACGTGTTGCACAAGGTTTTCAGCCGTCTTTCCCCAAAAGGTGACGTTGAAAAAAAACGATTTCTTTTGATCCCCGAAGCCATCGTCAACGGCTAGATTGCCATCGGCAACGGCTTTACCTTGCGGCGTGTATCGGAGTTCTGGAACGGCGGTGATTCGCCCGATGATTTGAACGGAATTCATGGTTTCGGTGTTGTTGGTTTTGGTATTGCTGTCATGTCAACCGGCTGGCCTTTCGCCATGCGTTCCGCCATTTTCGAGCGGTAAACATGCGTTGCCCATCCGAGAGGATTTTTCATTTTCTTGCGGTGCCCGAGCTTGATTAGAGACTCAAGCATTTTGCCGCCGTCAAAGTCTTTTGGAGCGTCCGACTTTTTGCAAGACGGACATTCCTTGGCTGTTTTTGCGTGAACGTATCCGCACGCGCATTGAGTGAAATGATTGTCCAGCGTGTGTCCCTGGATGAGCGGGACAAGCTCGCCGTCAACAACGCGGATCTCGCGGCCTCGCGGCTGATAGACATGATGACACGACGGGCATTCGGGCATTGGAACGTGAACCGCGAAACACTTCTGGCACTGCCGCAATTGGACAAGCTCGCCTTTCTTTTCGGCTTCATTTTTCTTCCTGGCTTTCGCGCCTTGAAGTGTCCATTCCCGATGATCTTCGGCCCGCCCGTGTTTCAGGTTGCCTACATGGTCGAGGATGATCGCGAAAGGCTTCGGGCCGGTAGCCATGGCAAGCATTCGCTGGTCAACGGTGTTCTTCGGCATTCCTTCCTTGTAAACCGGACGCAACACGCGCCCGATTTGCTGCAAGTGGAGTGCGAGCGATTCCGTCTTGCGGAGTAGGATCGCGGCAGTGACAACCGGCAAGTCGAATCCTTCGTTCACGACCTCGACAGTTGACAACCCATGAAGGCGACCGTCTGACAATTCCGCGACCATGCGCCGCCGCGTCGTCGGATCTAACGTGCCGTCGAGCGTCGCCCATCGGAAACCAGCTTCCTTGAAATTTTCGGTGACTTGATCCGCATGTTTCCGGTTCACACAAAAGGCGACAGCTGGAACGTATGGACAGACTTTTTTGTATTGAGCGACGGCGCAACCGTAGATTGAAGAGTTGCCCATTGCTGCCGCCAGTTGCGTTTTGTTATAGTCGCCGCCGTTGACCTTAACGTTAGAAAAATCGCCATCGTTCGGAATGAGATAATACAACGGTTGCGCAAGCCATCCGAGGTCGATCAACTCGCCAGCTTGCGGCCCGCGAATCATATCGTCGAACACGTCGCCGAGTCCCTTCCCGTCGAGTCGTTCCGGCGTTGCAGTCACGCCAAGGTTGAGCGCGTCCGGATAGGCTTCCCGGATCTTTTTCCATGACCCGGCAACGGCGTGATGCGCCTCGTCTGTAATGATAAGGTCCGGAGGCTCCAAATCGGCAAGCCGGTTGATGAGCGTTTGCACGCTGGCGACTTGGACAAGATGATTGCGATCCGGCGTCCGCTTGGCCGCAATCAGGCCGTGAGGAACGCCAAGATCCGTCAACGATTGCGACGACTGATCGACCAGTTCCGAGCGATGGACAAGGATCAACACGCGCTTGCCCTTAATCATGGCGTTGCGGGCGATATACGAGAAAACAAAAGTCTTTCCGCCGCCCGTCGCCATCACAAACACCGGCGCTTTCTTGCCGGATTTCATGGATTTCCGAACTCCGGAAACGCCCGGTTCCTGGTAATCGCGGAGGGTGATTTTTGTCAGACTCACGGCGGGAGGCTGATCCGAAACCGGATTGTCTGGCAAGCGGGAAATCAAAGAAAATCAAACTTTATCCATTTCCGTGCATTTTCGGCTTGCGTATCGTCAACCATTTTCCATTGTCCGCGCCGTGCCAGCGAAACCGAAACCGAAAAAGCCAGCGAGCAAGGCCAAGGCCCGGCCCGCAAAGTCCGGCAAGCCAAACAAGCGCGACGCCTCGCAAGTGCCGGTGACGGTGCCGACTGACAACCTGGAAGCCGAGCGGAAGCTTTCGGCGATGCTAACCGGAGGCGAGCGGCCCGTTGAATACCCTTCGATGATTCTCGACATGCCCGCCGCCGAATATCATTCTCGCCGTTCCGAGATTTCCAAACACGGCCTTGACCAATTAACGGTTTGCCCTGCGAAGTATAAATACAACCTCGACAACCCAAGCGAACCGACAGCCGCGATGCGGATTGGCTCGCTTTTGCATCTATCAATTCTTGAGCCGGAAGAGTTCAAGCGAGTTACTGCATTCGTTCCAGCCGACGCGCCGCGCAAGCCATCACAAGCGCAACGTGACGCGAAGAATCCAAGTCCTGAATCCATCGCGTCAATTACGTGGTGGGATAACTTTTATGCGGAAATCGCGGGCAATGAAATCGTCACCGTTGACGAATACGAAATGCTAACAGGCATGGGAAAGGCCGTCCGCGAACATCCCGCCGCATCCGTCTTGCTCAACAAGGAAGGATGGACGGAAGCTTGCTTTTTCTGGATCGACCCGGAGACGGGCGCGAAGTGCCGCGCTCGCATGGATCGCGTGATTCCCGAGCTTCGATTGATCCTCGACATAAAGACGGCGGAAGAGGCCAGCGCCGCGAAGTTTTCCCGCGCCTGCGGAAACTTCCGTTACGGCGTGCAATCGGCGATCTATCCAGACGCCGCGCAAGCCGTTCTTGGCGACAATGACTGGCGATTTCTTTTCATCGTTGTTGAGAAAAAGAAACCGCATTTCGTCGCCGTGTATGAAGCGGACGAAATGATGCGCGATCTTGGACAAGCTGAATACCGGCTCGACCTCGCGAAATATCAAGAGTGCATCCGTTCCAACAATTGGCCTGGATACACTGACACAATCGAACCGATTTCATTGCCTTCATGGATGGCAAGCAACGATCTTGAGGAAGCCTGAAAATGAAACGCCTTTACTTCGACACCGAAACAACCGGATTCCCCGCCAAGGCCGGGACTCCGCTCGACCGTTGCCCTTGGATCGTTCAGATTGCTGCGATCCTGGTTGACGATGAACACGGCGAGGTTGCGTCGATCAATCAGACAATCAAGCCCGCTGGTTGGACGATCCCGGACGATGTCGCCGCTATCCATGGAATCACGACGGCCAAGGCGGAAGCGTTCGGAATCCCGGCCCGCGTCGCGATGGCCGCGTTTTCTCAAATGGTCCGCGTCGCCGATCAAGTCGTTGCGCACAATATCAATTTCGACCTCAAGCTTGTGACCTATGAAGTCGAGCGGGCGGGCGCTGAAAACGTTATCATTGCCAAGCCTCGATTTTGTACCATGGAAGCCAGCACGGGAATCATGAAGATTCCCGGCGCACGCGGTTACAAATGGCCGAAACTTATTGAAGCGCACACGCATTTTCTCGGAATCGGATTTGACGGCGCACACGACGCGCTTGTTGATGTCCGCGCCTGCCATCGCGTTCACCGCCACTTGATCGACAATAATCTAATCTAATCGCCATGGAAACGAAACCATACACAGGAAAAGTAATGGGAATGAAAACAAGCCCTTGGCTTGCATCCGAAGACCTGGAAGGACTTGGAAAGGTTGGAGGGAATGTTCGCGGATCGGTCAAAGTGAAAATCTCCGGTGTTTTCAAAAACGAGAACGTCACGCTTGATGGCGGACGTGTCGAGAAATGCCTTTTTTCCGTTTCTTTTGAAGGAATCAGTAAGCAAATGATTTTGAATGCAACGAACCGGAAGTCACTAACTAAAGCTTTCGGTGCCGACACAAAGAAATGGATTGGCGGCGAAATTCAATTGATCGCTCAAGACGGAATCCAAAAGCCGGGAGAAAAAAAAGGAGTCCTTACGACCGGCCTGCGATTCGTTTCCGAAAATGCTTCAAAGCCTCGCGACCTCAACGCGGAAATCGACCTGCAAGAGAAGCCGAAGCCATTGCCAGCCGTGGAGGCCAAACCGCAACCGGAGGCGACGGCAGCAAGTCAGGAAGAGGAAGAAATTGAACTTGAAGAAATCGACCATGGAGACGACTGAAACACCGCTAACGCCTGCCGAGCTTGTCGCCCGATGGAACGGCAAAATAAAGGAAGCCACACTTGCGACTTGGCGTTGCAAGGGAGGCGGGCCGGAATTCGTGAAGATCGGCGGACGCGTCGTTTACTATCCATCCGCCGTCGAGGCTTACGAGCAAAGTCGGAAACGGAAAGGCGGAGAGAAATAATTTTCTGAAACGCGAAGATTTTTCTTCCAATCGTCCTAAATTCTGCAAAGGTCAACGCATGTCAACCGCAACTCAATACTTCGTAAGCCTTTCGACAGCGACCGTTTCGACCGCTTCCATTGCCAGCGTTTCAAAGCATTGGACGCCGATTTCCAAAGTCGTCGGATCTTACATCACGTTCCGAGGCCGTCGCGTTGCCCGTTTCTTTTCTTCGGAATCCGACGCGATGAAATTCGCCGGTTCACTTCTCCGCTAACCGTCCAACACCATGAACATACTCGATCAAATCACCGAATCGCAAGTTTCCGAATGGATGCTTGCCAAGCTCGCCAGCCTCCGCGAATCCGACAAATCGTTTTCCTCGATCTCGATTGAGGCAAGGCAATACAAGTGCCAGCCTAATTCGGAAACCACAATCTGCATTCACGCCGACGAACAATGCGTTGTTGGCGAGGCCGATTTTCCGACCGCTATCAAATCCATTTCGGCAAAGCTTTATGATGACGCGGCCAAACGCGCCGCCAGTCTCCGCAAGGAAGCCGAGGCCATTCTTTCAAAGGCCAGCGAGCTTGAATCGCGTTCCGCAACAACAGAATCCAACACCGACAAAAACGAAATGTGACAACTGCCGCACCAAAAGCTAGCCGTCTCCGCGATCTCAAATCCGGAGCGCGGGACATGTTCATGATGGACCCGAGAATCATTGTGATTTCCGAGGGTGAAAACCCGCGTGACTACACGTTGCCCGAAAACCGCGAACATATCGACCGGCTGAAAGCCTCGATTATGTCGCAAGGCGTTCAACAGCCGCTTTGGGTCCGCTTCGATCCTGTCACCGGGTCCGCCGTCCTGGTTGATGGCGAGTGCCGCTTGCGCTCGACCATGGAGTTGATTGCCGAGGGGAACGACATTAAGGCCGTGCCGGTCATCCAGAAGCCGGAAAGCGACGAGGCGGGCCGTCTTGTCATGGCATTGACCGCCAACACCGGCAAGCCGTTGTCCAAGTGGGAAGACGGCAGCGCGTTCCAGAAGCTTCACAACTTCGGATTTGAGATTGCCGACATTGCCGAAAAGACCGGCCATCCGGAGCGATACATTCGCGAGGCCATGGAGCTTGCCGCCGCGCCGCGTGAGGTCAAAGAAATGCTTTCCTCCGGATCGGTGACGCCTGGCGTCGTTTTGCAAACGCTCCGCAAGAAAGGCAACGCGGCGGGCGCAGAAGAGTTGAAACAAAAAGTTGCCGCTGCCGCCGAAAGCGTCAAGCCGGGCGCTAAAAAGCCTGCAAAGGTGAAGCGGGCACGGATCGCAACCGGCGTGAAGTTCACCGATGACGAGGCCGTCACTGTCCGCGATTCGCTTTCTTGGTCACTCGACTTGCTCGCGAAAAACCTAACGCCGGAAATCGCTATCAATTTCAACCGCGCCGTCGATTCCTTGAAGCTCTTTCCGGCTGATTTGAAAGCGACGCCGAAACCGGAAGCCGACGATCAACCGTCACTCTTTCCCGGCGAGACTGGCGAGCCTGACACCGTCGTTGTTGACGGCACGCAACCGGAGACGCCAGCCGCGCCGCCCGCCGCGAAAAAGGCCGCAAAGAAAGCGGCCAAGAAAGCCGCGAAAAAATAACCCTCTCTCACAACCAACCCCAAAAACATAACACTGATGAAATTCAAACTTCCCTCGCTCAAATCCTGCTTGCTCGCTTGTGTCGCCCGCGTTTGCGGGAACGGTTCCGACCAACAACCGCCGCAAGCCTATGTCAACCGGCCGATTTTCCGGCCCGCTCCAAAGCGCGTCAAGCCCGTGAAACTCACGGCATCCGACCGCTTCTATTCCAACCAGCGGCAACGCCGGAAGGATGCACGCCGCGCAAATGCGGCTGGCGTCCGCAACGCGTTTGCCCGCTAACCTCGACCATCAAACGCCATGAACGCACAAGAGCTATTCGACGCGCTAACGGTTATCGAAAAGATACCGTTAGGAGCGAAGGAAACGCGCGTGTTCGCGGCCATCGCCACCGAAAAGGACGGGACAGGGTTTGACGCCCTGCTTGCCCGGATCGGCGGCAATGCGCCCGCGTTGCGCCAACTACTCGACCGGCTGAAAAGCAAGGGGGTTATCGACACGGGCCGCGACGATGCCGACGCCCGCGTTTACAAGCTGTCGCCAGAAGGAAAGAAAACCCTCAAGAAAATCACGAAATGATTGCCGCCCCCTATTGCCAGCCCGCCAGTCCGTCACGATCCCACAAGCCAGCGCATGGCGGTTATCCAGCCGTCCGGCGCGGCCTGCAAGCTGGCGACCGCGTCGTTTGCATTGACGATACCGGCTGGCTGATTCCAGATCCGGGCTTTGAGCACCTCGCGCCGAAACGCGGCGAGCTTTACACCATCCGCGACGTGTTCTCAACCGGCGTGTCATTGGTCGAGGGCGAGCCGGAACATTACTATTTCGCGGGCCGCTTCCTGGAAGTCGAGGCCGCGCTTGAATTGATCCGCCATCGTCTCGCCACCGATCCGACGCCGACGCCGTCAGCGGCCCGCCCGGTTCACGAATACCATGGTGCCGAGTAATCCAGATCCCGACTGTTTCGAGTTGGCAAAAGAGCGTCGCATTGATGACGAGTTGCAAGACCTCGACCGGATCAATCAAGAGCGAGCCAAACAAGGTCTTGCCCGTCTAACTTATCCCGAATATATCCCCGAAATCCATAGATCAAAACTGCATGAAAAAGAAAATGAGTGAAGCCGAGTTATATCATTACAGGAAATTCCGCGCTTGCGGCGCGGCGTGCATCGCGTGCCTTGCCGCGATTACATGCGTCGGGATTTTCTTCACCGTCGCGCTCATGTATCACATGCCGAAAACCGCCATCGGCCTCGCCTGTCTGGAAGTCCTGATTTTGTTTGTCTGCCAAGTCAATTGCAGCGACGCCGACAGGCATTACAAGCGGGCGTTTCCAGACGATGACATTGATTCCCCTTTCCGTCTCTAATTCCAACCCTTCCGCCCATGAAAGAAGCATTCATCACAAAACGTTTCAACGCCGCGTCGCAAAAGCTGATCGTCGTTATCAACGAAATCCTCGCCAACTACGCAATTGCCGGGTATGATATCAGCTTGCGGCAGTTGTATTATCAACTCGTCTCGCGGAACATCGTTGAGAATACCGAAAAGAGTTACAAGAATATCGGCAAGCTCGTTTCCGACGCCCGCCTTGCTGGCCTGGTTGATTGGGATATGATCCGCGACCGTGGCCGCGTCACTGTCGGAAATTCGCATTGGGACTCGCCCGCCGACATTGTCCGGAGCGCCGCAAACTCTTTCCGGATTTGCCGATGGGAAAACCAGAAAAATTACATCGAGGTCATGGTTGAAAAGCAAGCCCTGGAAGGCGTGCTGATTCCGGTTTGCCGCGATCATGACGTTAGATTCATGGCAAATAAAGGTTACACGTCATCCAGTGCGGCGCGTGACACGTCGATTCGTTTCAATGATGCGATGAGCGCCGGGAAGGAAGTGCATGTCATTTACCTTGGCGACCATGACCCGAGCGGAATCGACATGAGCCGCGACGTTGACGACAGGTTGCGCCTGTTTACCTACGGCGTCGGCGTGACAGTCCATCGAATCGCCTTGAACATGGATCAAGTCAAAACGTTCAATCCCCCCCCCCAATCCGGCGAAAATAACCGATTCCCGCGCTTCCGGATACATCAAGAAATTCGGCAAAAAGTCATGGGAGTTAGACGCTATCGAGCCGAAAAAGCTCGCTCAACTTTTGATCGACAAAATCAATTCGTTGACCGATCCGAAAAAATGGGGAGCGTCCGGCAAGATCCAAGAGGCGGGCCGGAAAGAGCTTCACAAGTTCGCCGACAACTACGGCAACGGCAAAGGTAAAAAAGGCAAGTGATGAAAGCCCTGCCAGTTTTCCAAAGCCTACGGCCCGAAATCTGCGAGACAAAGCTTGAAGCCGCATTGAGGGAATCAGACATGCCCTGCAAGGTTGTGAGGGATGGCCGCGAATCGGTCAAACTCTTGCCAGCAAACGACGGCCTCGACCGTGTCGCGATCAAGCATTTCGTCGCCGGATTCAATGCCGGATACTTCGCTTTCTAGCGCCGTCCCTTGCAGGCGAATTCTAGCAACCTCATTTTGAAGCAAGCCGAATGAATCCGACAACCGAAAGAAACGTTTTGCTTCTGATGGTGATTGTCCGCTTGCGGTTGATTCGGCCTCATGAGGTCGAGACGCATTGCGGACAGAAATCGCCATCGGCGACTAGATAAATCTTCATGAACGGCAAGCGAACAATTCCAACGACGCCGATCCATTCGCTATCGACGGCGGATCGGTTTTGGCTCATGTTCCACGCCATGCCTGACAAGACGGATGACGAGATAATCAACGCGATCAAACGGCTTACCTCGCCCGCGTATTTGCCCGCGCCGGACAGGCCGATTTCGCGGACGCACGCGGAAGCCCTCGCCGACCATCAAGACGAGGCCCGGCGTCGCGGCCTGAAACTTTCGTAAACTTTTTTCTTTACGGGAAAGAATTTTCTGCAAATCTCCGGCCATGTCCACGACGCAACCAGCCCCCGCCGATTCCACCGTTGAAGTTTTCCAATTCGTCCGCAAAGGTCACGAATGGCTTGAGCCTTCCGAAATCCGTTCGCTTCTGAAACAGAATCTCGGTTACAATTCCAAGCAAGTGAGCGTGTCCGCCCGCCACTCGCGCCAATACGTCACGATGACCGTCCGCGACGCGTCCGTTGATCTTGAGCGCGTCCGGCGCTTCCGGAAGAGCCTCGACACCTGGAGCATGGCGCAAGACGACGTTGTCAGCGGCCAATCAATCGAGGTCCGCACAACCAGCGAGGTTGACGCGATCCACGCCGCCCCGTTCGTTGACGAGGCCGCGACCATCGCTTTCGAGTTGACGCAACCCGGCCAAATCAAGGTTGCGAAAAACGGAAACTTCGTGATCTATCAAGGCTTTGATTTCATCGTGCAACGCGGCAATCACGGTCAACCGCATTACGCCGGATCGCGTGACGCTGCCGTCTCGAAATCATCGGTTCAACTCGCGCTCGCCATTGCTCGCGCATGAGGTTGAAAATCGGTCTTGCCCGATCTAACTACACGGGCAAGACCAACTAACGGCGCTTTGCCGTTTGTTCCCGCAACCGTTTTTCGCTCGCCGCCTTGGATGCGGCCCGATTCCACAAGCGGAAAGTTTCCACAAGCCCGGCGTCGGCGAGGATCGGGACGCACGCGCCGCGCTCGCATCCGAGACGGCGGCAACCCGGCTCGTAAGAATGACAAGGCTTGTCGCCGCAGTGAGCGCAAGCCGCCGCGTCCCTAGTCAACGTGAGGATGGCCAGTTGCGTTTCGTTGGCGATGTCCGCTGGCCCGATCATATCGCGGACAGGATCAAATCCGCTTCCTTGTCGCGCCGGACAAGCAGGCCGTCGAGACTCTGTCCGATCCATAGCCGTTTCATCCTGCGGAATTGACCGGCAATTTTCGTCATGTATTCGACGCGGCAAGCGTCCCGTTGCTCTTCCGTGAACGTCTGAAACTCCGCAAGGATTTCGTGAATGATCCGCATTTCACGGCGACGATCCCCTTCGATGGATGTCCCGCGATTGTAAACGAGGGAAACCATTGCGCCCAAAACTTCGGGCGGCATGAATTCGACGCCTGGAAAGGCTTTCAGCGTCTTCCGGATCTCGGTTGGCAACGTGAGTTCCTGGAACACTTTCAACGCCTGCGAGCGGGAAACCTTGATGCCGACGAAACGGGATTGAATGTTTTGCGCGGCCCGGCCCGTGACGCCGACAGCTTGCCGCAACGTTTGAATCTCAGTGTCCGCCAGCACGCCGCGCCAATGCTCCAAGCCTTCCGGGTCCGCGCCGATGTCAACGCCGTATCCGAGAGTAATTCCGGAGCCGCCGCCCGGCCATTTGTAAGGCTGGTCCATTCCTTCCGATTCAAGGATCAAGTCAATTGCAGATTGTGGGATGTCCATTTTTTACGAGGTTTGATTTTGAGAGAGAGGATTTCAACCGTAGCGGCCTTTCCAGACGCATCCGCCCGCGCCGCAACCTCGCGACATGCGCTCAACGTCATCTTGGAGCTTCGTAATCATGGCGTTTTGCGACTCGATAATCTTATCTTGCGCGTCGATCCGTGACTTAACAAAACTCCACATGATGCCCGCAAGGGACGCGATGACGCCGCCTAGCGAAATGATGATTCCGAGAACCCAAGCGATAGGAATTTCCATGGTTTTGACTAGAGAGGTTTGACAGCGGCGAGGATGGACGGAAGGAAGCGAATGATTAGAAATGCAATCGCGCAAACAATGGCGGCGATGGTGACAATCCAGAAAGTGTTTTTCACATATTTCCCGAGCGCGGCGTTTTCCGCCTGCTTCACGACTTGCGTTTTTAGCACCTCGACGCCCTTGTCATGAGTGATCGCCGTCGCCTCTAATTCGGCCAAGACCGATTTTGATTCCTCCGCTTGCGTGATTGCCACATCGGCGATAGCCGACACTTCCTCGATACTCTTTTCGTGTGTCGAGGTCTTGCCGGACAGGCCATTGACCAGCATCCAAAGCGCGTCGAATTCGCCCGGCGCAATCCCGCTGTCGAGCTTCCGGAGCCTGTCAACCTCGACCGTCGCGGCCATGACTTCGCGGGTGATCTCTTGCGCTTCCGTCCGCGCCTCCGCAACGCTCGTTTTGACGCGCACGGCGGACGCTGCCGCCGTCGAGGCCGTCGCCCTGGCACGGATGACAGCGGGCGCGATTGGCTCGACAATGACGGCTTTTGGGGCGCAAGCCGACAGCGCGAAAATCAGAGCGGCAAGCAAAGGTTGAAATTTCATGTTTCCGAGAAATCAAGTGTCATACCTTGACCCGAGAGACAAGCCGAATCTTCCGAATTGCTTTGTCAAAGCGGTGCGGACGCCAGCGGTGTTGACGAATTGCCCGGTGAAGCCTCGACCGTCAACGGTGATCGTGAGGTCGCCTAACATATCGGCAATCAGATAGCCCGGCCATCCGACTTTGTTCACGGTCGAGTATTGCGTGTAATTGACATTCGGAATGTCGATCCGCCAAGTTGTTGCCGCCGTAGCGACGCACGTTGCACCCGTGAGGCCGTTTTCCAGCATGTCCGCCTGCATTCTCGCCGCGTCTCCCGGCATCGTGTAAGGGAAGCCGCCTAGCGCCCGCGTCACGCTGTTGATGACAAGTGACATGAACGGATTGTTCCTAACGTCCGCGCCGCTTCCCGCCGTGCTTTCAACCCACATTTTCCCGGTCTTGACTTTGGAATCCACCGGATACTTGCAGCGTGCCCAATAGATCCAAGCGCCGTCGCCTGTCGCCTCCGGTGAATTCGGCGACTCGATAACATCATTGTCCCAAGTGACCAGATCTTCCGAGCGCCAAGCGCGGATTCGGCAATATCCGCCCGGATCTTCCCACCCGTCAACCGCATTGCCATTGAGCAATTCGGGCGACACCCATCCGAATTCAAACCATTTTTCGTTTCCGTCATCCACAACCCGGTTGCGGTTTCCGATGTCGAAAGGCAAGCGCGGGTCCGGCTCCGGAAAGATCATCTTCCCTTGCGTCAAAACATATTCGGCCTCAACGCCGCCGTGAAACACGCGGTCAACGATTGATCCGTTGTGATAGATTGGCGGCATGTCAGGCTTTGGGAATCACCCACCATTTCGACGGGTCGTTTTGTTGTTCCACGGTCAAGGCCGCGTATTGCGCCGCCGTGACATGGACGGCAGTTAGGCCCGCGCCGTCCGCGCCTGGTGCCCCGTCGTTTCCATCGTCGCCCTTGTCGCCCTTGTCGCCTTTCGGGCCGGGAGTCGGAAGGACAATGACAGTCGAGGTTTCCGGAGTTGGAAAAACAACCTCGACGCTTCCAGTCGCCCCGGTTGCGATGACCTCGACGGAATCGACGGTTGAGATTTGAACGGGAAACGAGCCATCCGGAACGACGAATTCAATCGACGCCACGGGCGACGACGGCAAAACGATTTCGGCGACCTCGATACAACTCACGCGGTTTGTGTGATTGGCGTTTCAACGGTGATTTCGCCAGAGACGAACGGCGGCAGTTTCTTCCCGCTTGGATCAATCAGGATCAAATCCCACTTGAGAAGATTTTCAGCAATATCCGCAGTGGTTTCCCATGGGATTTCAGGAAGCGTGATAATTCCCGCCGCGTCGTCGGCTTCGATTGCCGGAGCAAGATCAAGCGCAAGTTCGCTGTCGTTATTTTTGCGAGCCTCCGCTTTTGCCGAATAGCCTGCAAGGGGAACGGCAGCGCCGTTTGCATCCTTGCACAAGATTTGATACGGCCCGAATGTCGTTCCGCGTTTGATTGTCAGGTTGACGATGTAGCTCATAGGTCAAATGGTGATTGAGTCGGCAGCGATGAAAAGAGCGTCAACGTCCGCGTCCGACAAGCCAAGCGAGGAAGCAAGCGCGGAAACCGTCGCGCCCTTGCGTGCGAGCGATGCGTTGCCGTTCCACGCGGCAGCAATGACCAGCCTGTCAGATTCCGGCATGGCCTCAATCATGGCGTCGATTTTTTTGGTCAAGCCCATCTTTCCAAGCACGGCCTTTGCACGCCAGTTGAGGATTTCGCGAGGGACACGTTTCGGCGGCGCTTCCCGTTCCCAATACGGGCCAAGCTCGCCGTTGATGAGCGGTTGCAAGACGGATGCCGGATCGTCGCCGCAAAGATCCGCGACGCGGGCCGCGTGCTCTTCCATGGTATCGCCGGACGCCGGGCCGAAATCTTCCGGCCCGTAAAGCACAAGCGGATTCACGCACGGCGACAGATAGGCCAGCAAGTAACGCCGGACAGGATCGACATGGACAAGCAGCGGCAGTTTCGAAAACTCCCGGTCTTGCCGCTCGTATGGCTCGACCTTGCCGCCAGCTGGAACGACACGCGGGCGCGGGAACGGAGAAACGTTAAGCGACAGCGTGACGGGCTTTGGAAAGCGGACGTATGTTTGTGATGGGATCATTTCGTTAGAACGTTGATAGTGCGACTCGCTTCCATGTTCCCGCGTCTTGAACGTATAGATAGCCGCCAGAAACGCGCAAGTATGGAGTATCCGCAGTCTGAATCACGGTAGCAACGCCAGTCGTCGTGTTGAGTGATGCCGATTGCGCCGGGTATCGGGTTGTCGCCATATTGATTGCAAGCGTCGAATCGTTTGCCGTGTAAGGGTAAATCTTTGTGAGGGTGATTGTCGCGCCAGTTCCGCCAATAGTGTATTGCGAATAAACCCCATAGAGAGTAGCAAGCGCGGCCCTTACCTTTCCGCCAACGGTTGAGGCGCTGTCGCCACTCACAAGCGCAACGGCAACGGTGTAGGTGCTTCCGCCGATAATCACCGACGAATTATTGTTTCCGGTGCTAGAAGCCGATCCAACAAGCGTAAGGGTTTCGACTTGAGCGGTTCCCGCAATGGCATTAACCGGCGCGGATGTCGCCGGTTTAAGTTCCTCGTCAATCGCAAAGGTTCCGTTTTTGTCTGGAAGCTCAATGATCCTATCGGCGGCGTATGCAATCGGCGCGTAAATATCGCAACGCTTCCCGCTATCAGAATACAAGGTAAGTAATCCGGAAGAGCCCATTGACGAATTGATTATCAAATGGTTGATCCCTTGATTTTCTCCCATCGCCTGAAGAAATTCAATAATGAATTGGCCAACCCATGCCGTGCGGTTCACCCAGCTTGTGAGGGTTTCGGCCTGATACCAAGCGTAAGGAACATCATCGCCAACCCGGCACCATTGGCCGATGTATGCGGCCTCAACTTGTGGCCCGTATGCAACGTCAAGCGACGATGCGGCGGGCGAGAAATCGCCGCCGCTTCCCGGCTCGTAATCGGTTTCGGGAACCATTGCCGGCGTCCCCTCGAAATTATCCCAATCCGTGCTGATAGCGTCGTCAACGTCAACCTGGACCTTCCAACGATCCGTTGAGTAAAACGCGGATCGAGTCGGATACGCGCCGCCGCCAAAGTAAGTCGGCGATCCGGCGTCAATGCCGGTGAAGAGAGCGACGCCGCTTGGATCGTAGCCCGTGCCAGCGACCGGAGCGCCTGCCGTGATCGTGATCGACTGCGGAATGTCTGGCGGACCTTGGAACGCGCTACGCGTCATTGCGCCAATCAGGGACATTACGGAAGGGAACGGTGGGACGGTTGCGGGAGAGTTGCCGATAACGTCGTCAATGACCGTGCAATCGGTTTGCAAGACCGTCCATGTCGTTCCGTCGCCGATGTCGTAAAGCTCAATCTCAAGTTTCGCCGTCGCTTGTGAAGCACCGTTGAGAAGCTCAATCATCGCCGCCGTATTCGTGTTGAGCGTCCCGACGCGGCCTTTGGGAACGACAAGACCAGTTGTGTCGATTGTCGGCATCCAAACGCCGATTGTAGTATCGAAATTGAAAGTGAACAATGGCCACTCTCCAGACACGACGAGCTGTCCCGGCCCTACGGAAGAAAGCAAATCAAGAGCCGCCTGCAAGGTCGATGCGTCGGCGTCCCATGGAATCCCTAACGTTTGCTCGCCGTCGATTTCCAGCGTATAGAATCCAGAATAGGGCAAGACCGAAAAACCAAACGAGACAATCGCGCCAACCGATCCGGAACCGGCCCTAACCTCGACAATGTCGGCAGCAGCAACCGGGAAATCATCGGTCAATTCCGCATAGGCCGCTGGAAGAGTTTCGAGACGCGCAACGGTGATTTCGCGGGTCGATCCGTCACCCTCAACGGCAACGTGAATCTCGACGCCCGAAGTCGGATAGATTGCCGACGCGTCGGCAGTAATCGCCGTGCGAGCGCCCGCCGTGTTGAACACGATCCGGAAAGCGCCGGTTGTCGCCCTGGTAACGACAACGCCGCCCGCCGCCGTGATCGACGCAAGTGCATTCAGCGCCGTTTGAATCGTCGCCCCGTCCGCGTTGTAAGCAATCGCCGCCGTGGTGTTCGCTCCATACGTCAAGGTAAACGTTCCACTCGACGCCGCGCCCGCTGGATTCCCGATTGCGATCCGGACGGTTTTCCCCGTCAAGTCAACTTCCGACCACGGATTAACCGAATTGTTGCCGTTGCTTTTCAGCGGTCGATACGAAACCGGAATCGAATCCCCGAAAACAAAACGCGGCAAAGTCGCTTGCAGTGTCGAGAGGAAGCTTTGCACAAGCCGACCCTGGTCAAGATCGGCGAAAAGAGAGAGTTCACGGGTTGCCATAATTTTCGGAAAGGTTGATTTTTAACGCCTGGTTGTCAATTCGGAATCAGGGAAGCCATGGAATCCGCCATTGCCGCAAATGTCCGTCATGCTCCGGATCGTCGGCGTGTCCGGTAGCAACAAGGACGTGCCCGCCGTTTTCCTTGTCCCTGATAACGTGATCGCAAGGACAGTGAGGAATGCACGCGATTTTCAAGCCCGCTGGATACCAGCGCCGGAAGTTGATGAACAAATCTTCCGTTCCCTTGCCGTCGTATCCCGTGAAGTCGCACAAGGCCAGCGCCCGCCGATTCATCATCGTGCATCCAAAACCGATCCAATCGACCGGAACAACGGACCCGCGACCGATTGCGGGATACGCGAAGTCAAACCAACCGCGTTGACGCCAGCGTTTGCCGTTGCACGCGAAAACGTTTTCTTTCGGCGGGACGGATCGTATCTTCCTTTCGATCTCTTGAAGCTCGTCACGGGCTTTCTGCTTTTGCTTTTCCGTGCCCTTGCCCGCCAGCTTTTGCAGCGACTCGCGCTTTTTCGTTAGTTCCTCCGGAACGTCTTTTTCATCCTCGTAAAAATCGGGCAAGATCGGGTTTTGCGGAGTGCCGCGCCCGCCAAGGAATGCGCCGCCGCCCTGCGATGGATACGGGCAAAACGTCACCGAATAAAACCCGCCGTCGAATTGAATCATGTCGATCATGCTCCGGATCGCGTTGGATGGCGGCAGAACGTCGGAATCAAGAGCAAGGCAAAGATCCGCGCCCCATCCGATAGCGAAAGAGCTTGCGGCCTGTCTCATTGATGCGATCAAAAGTTGCGCCGCTTCCTTGTAATTCTCGCCGCCCTTCCTGTCAGTTAGAATGGTCTTGACCGATATTCCAGCCGACTCGTAAACGGCCTTTGCCGGTTCAACTTCGGCCTCGTCATCGGTGACGAAAACAAAGACAAGATCGGTGATCCTTGATTCAAGCGACAGCCCGGCAATGATGCGTTGCGCTTGAGCTTTCAAGGCGACGCCGTAACCGGATGTCGCGGCGGTATAGATGCAAAGTTTCATGGAGTTCTAACGTGTGGAGTTGATGAAAAGTAAAAAGGGATTTCGCCCGCGCCCGTCCAGTTCGCGGTAAAGATCGGTTCAATCTGAAAAACGATTCCCTTGCTTCCTGGAACGGTGAAAGAAACGGTGCCGTTGCTGCCGCTGGTCGAGAACGACGCGGATGCCGTCGATTGACCGGCGCTGTATTCCGTCCATTGCGCGAATCCGGATCGGGCAAACACCGTGTAAGGATGGCCAAGGTTGTTGTCGCCGACAGCATAACCGCCGATGAGTTGAAACGATTCTTCCGAGTGAATCGAAAGGTTGTCTTCGCTGAAAAATGTCCCTCCGATGGATGAGACGCCTGCAAGGGTGTAGGTTGCGAGCCGACTTGTCACTTGCGAGGCCGTTCCGCTCGATGTCGTCGCCGTGGTGGTGCTTGTCCATGTCACCGCGACTGTCGCCGTGCCGATTGACGAAAGGCCCGCCACGTAGCTTGCACGCGCCGCGCCGGGCATGTCGAAAGTCAATCCCGGATCGACAGGATACAACGTGACACCTGGATAAGCCGAGACGGTAGGAAGCGGCCCGAATTGGAATGACTGGCCAGAGAACGCGGACCCGGCGACAAGCCCGGCCTCGACCGTGAACTTGACCGCCAGCGTCGAGGCGTCGAACGCGCCTCCGAATCCGGCGTAACCGTAGGGCAAGACCGAAAACCGAGCCTTGTCCATGATTTCCCAGATCCCGCCCGTGAATTGATAGTGATCCCATCCGTCCGGCGTTGTCCGAAGTTGTGGCAAGGCCCGGTATTTCGTGAAGTTCGTCACGTTGATTGCCTCATGCACGGATGACGTTTCGCCATTCGCGCCGCCGACAAGCGAGTAACTGGAAACCGTCGTGAAGTTTCGCGCTTCCTGGTTGAAATGCGAATCATAAAGGCTTTGCGAGGTTGTCGTTGCGAAATCGTAAACGCGAGTCGTCGCCGTCGAGACTTTGCCGAGGAAAAAGTAACTCGTATCCGTCCCGCTCATGTATGACGAATAAGAGTTGATTAGAACCTGATCCAAGGTCGTTGACCTCAAGACGATGTCCATTGACGTTGTGGTCGAGTGCCACAAGGCAAGCCGCGTTTCGCTGAATGACGAGCTTGCGAAATAAGCCGTTTCCGTGGTCGAGGTCCAAGAGAAGTTAGACGTATCGTATCCGGTGACTTGGATCGAATGCGTGAAGAGCGTTGTCGAGAACGTGCTTGTGCCATAAGTCCAAGTCGAAAGCGATGTTCCAACGTCGCCGATTGAAAACGTGTGATTGACGGTCGAGGTATTGGACGCGGCCAAGCTGATTCCGGTTGTCGCCGCCGTGCCGGTTGCCGTGCCCGTTCCGGTGACAATCGTTGTCGTGCATGACTCGTATCCGCTCCATGCCGACCCGCCCTTTGAAAACACCACAACCGTTGCGCCCGTCGAGGCCGTGCCCGTTGCAGTGCCCGTGCCGGTGATTGTCGAGGTCGTAGAAGTGACCGTGTTTTGACTGAATGCAATCTCACTGATCGCAATCGAATTTGTCCGATACTTTTCATAATCGGACAACGTCACCGTCGCCGCCCCGGTCGAGGCGAAAAGATTGGTGAACCTGCCGACCGTCGAGGCCGTGTCGCCAAGAGCGGAAAGCGTGAAGTGCCAGAGCATGTCGCCAAGGTTGAAATCATTCTCGCCGCGCCCGCCGTGCATGAGCAAAACAGTGTCGATCTTTTGCGCGTAGGCGTGCCCGGTGACGGTTTCATTCGTGACGGGAACGGTGAATGTCCCGCTTGTCGCCGTGTTCGTCGTGGTCGAGGTTGAGGCGTGAACCGTTGTCCTGTCGCCCGCATGGGTGACGGGCGTTGTGATCGTGTCCGTTGTGTCCGTCGTGTTTTGCGTCAAGCCCTGCGAAAGCGTCCACGTCGAGCTTGACGTTGCCGTTTGCGTCGCGTTCGTGGAAATCGTGAAAGAGCCGCTAACCGTTGTCCAAAAGGAATTCCCGAAAGTCCCTGTCGATTCCGTTTTCGTTGTCCAATCGTCAACCGTTTGAACGAAACTTCCGATAAACGTTGTCGCTCCGTTGTTCGTGTAAGTCGTCTTGTAACGGGTTGTGGTGTCGGTATCCGGTGGATCGGTGAAGCCGTTGACCGTCCGGCCCGAGGCTTGCTGATAGGAGCTGAAAGCCGACGTGTCGTTAGTGACTTGCGCTGTCGTTCCGTGAAAGCTTTCCGTCGAGGTTGTCAACAGAGTATAATTGAACGTCACGGTGATAGTCCCCGTGCCGTCAAACGACGTTGCCGTTGATGGATTGTAATGATAGAAATCCTGAATGCTCTTGCCCGTGTCCCCGGTGTATTTCATCCCATAGGAACTCGCCGCGTAAACCCACTCGGAAACGTTAGACGATTGCGCGGTTTCCGTCCTGTCGGAAGTGTAAGCCGTGTTTCCAATGCTGGAATGCGCCGATTGAGACTCGACAACCGAAAGGACATGCGTTCCCGCTCGCCACGTATCCGGAGCGGTGCCGCCGTTGCTTTGGATGTAAGTCCACTCATCCATTGTATTGCACCCATCGCCACCAGCGCGAATAAGGCTCGCCACCAACGGCGGGCGCTGTTTTCGTTTCCCGAAAAACCTCTTGCGCGATCATGTCGAGATTCACGGCGACGATCATTTTTCCCGTCTGCTTTCCGACAGCGCCAAGCACAATCTTGAACTCGACCGGAGGCGTATCCTTGGCAATGGAATCCTCAGTTGGCGCGGCAGTGTCGAGGCTGATCGTCACGCCGGTTACTTTCCCGGATTCAGTCGTCACCGTGATGACGACAAATTTCAATGAATCGTCGGACGGAAGCGTGAACTTGTCGTTCCAGTTTCCAGCCGGAACATTGTTGACCGTCGCGAGATTGAATCGGCACTTGTAAACCGGAGCCTCCGAAGATCCTTCGGTGAAGAAAGACGGCCTCCAAGGGACGTAGGTTGACGATCCGCCGCGCTTGGCTTTCCGTGGAGGCGTGATGACCGTCCCGCCGAAAAAGTGATTGATTCCACCGCCAGCAATGCCCGGCGTCCGGCGTTCGATGGCCGCAAGCAAGCGCGGATCTCCCGGCGTTCCGAGGTCCGGGAATGCGTTTGCTTTTCGGTGCCGTTCCATCACTTGTAAATCTTTATAGAGAATCCGTTAGGACCGCTGCCAAGATATTGTTCCGTGCATTGGTAGAAACTCCCGATTTGACGATACGGGATGTCGAGCAAAAGGAAATTCTTCACGTCGGAAGGTTTGCGGAATCCTGGAATGCTGGCCTTGATCGACATGCGTTTCGTGAGACTCGGAACGCTCGATTGCCAATATGTAAGCGACACCATCGTTGCCGGGACAAGGTAATGCGCCGCGCCGAAAAGATCCTTGATTGCCTGATCGTAAAACCCGAGGAATTCCCCCGTTTCGTCGTCAAACTTTGCGCCGTTTTTCGGACTTGCTTTCGTGCCCGCGAATTCCTCAAACAACGGATGCGTCTCGATTGGTTCCTTGTCCGTGTTCGGCGTGTAAGCAAGAACCGGCTCAGTCTTGTTTGAAATCAACCCGAAGTAGGAAGCCACAAGTTGAACCTTACGAAGCGGCAAATACGTGATGTCGCGGTTATAGATTTCGCATCGCGACTCGCGAGGATGCGGCGCTTTCATTCGCGGAAGATTCGCGAAATGATCCATGTCCGTTAGAAACGTGACGTTTCCTTCAATCGTCCCGTCGTTCTTTTCGGTCAAAGAATAATTCGGCTGGATGACGACGCCGTCCGCGTAATGTTCGGCGGCATTTCCATGCTTCTTGATGTTGGAGCTTGCCATTTCGTTAGATTGGTTCCGGTGGTTTCGATCCTTCCGAGCCTCCCGCCGTGTTGGCGGCGATTTGAGCCAGCAAATCGACCATGCGGCGCTGTTGATCGTTGTCCATGAGGCGAGCGCCGCCGCCGCCGCCAATGTCCGCCAGCGAGCTTGTCGCGATGGTTGGCACGGCCTTTTGCGCGTCGGCGAGCTTCTTTTGCAAGTCTTCATTCAGGCCGCGTGTGATGCCGTCAATTTCCCCGGTCAATTGTTTGGCCTTGTTGGAAAATTCGAGACTCGATTTCGTGTCGCCGCGTGATTTCGCGTCGCCGGAATCCTTGATTGCCTGGGCACGTTCTTTTTTCAGGAACTCGCGCTTTTCCCGATCATCCATCCCGGCAAGCTTGTTTGTCCGGTCGATCTCCGCACCCTTTTCGGTCAACGTCTTGATCTCTTCCGCCGATTTCTTCCGCTGGTCGTCAAGTTCCTTGTCGTTCGTGGCTTGCTCTTCACGGTATCCGGCAATCTCTTTCTCGACTTCCAATTGCTTTTTCCGAGCCTCAAGAGCTTTCGTTTCATCCTCGCCAAAGATCGCGTCGGCAGCGAGTTCGGCCCGGCGCTTTTCGGCGTCGAGGATCTTTTCAGTGAGAGACAACGCACGAATCCGCGCATCCTCTTCAAGCTTTGCGATGTCCTCGCTTAACTTCTTTTTTTCCTTTTCGGTTTCGAGTTGTTCCTTGGCGCTTTGCGCGGCAGCTTCCGCCTTGGCCTTGGCGTCATCCTTGCCGGACCCGCCGCCCTGAATCATGGCGTCAAAACGTCTTTCAAGTTGAGCGTCGGCGATGTCGCCCGATCCGGTTGCCTTGTTCAAAAACCATTCAAGGTATGCGCCCGCGATTTTCAGGCCGTCGATAACATTTCCGAGCCATGCGACGCTTTTCGATTTGAGCGCGTCGTAAGCGTCGCCAATCTTGGCCATCGTCTCGATTTGCTCATTTGAGGCAACGGTTGCCTCATCCAGCATTGCCGTAAGCTCTTCCGGACCTCCCGCAAGCATCGGAATGATTTCCGCGCCGCTCTTGCCGAGCAACTTCATGATCGCGGAAAGCGCCGCGCCCTTGTCCGCGCTCGCCTGGTATCCACGCGCAAGCTCGATCATTTGTCCTTCCGGCGACATGCCTGCAAGTTCGGCAAGGTTGACGTTCAAGGCCGCTGCCGCGTCGGCGAATCCATCGCCGCCATTTTCCGCTTCCGCAAGATTCTTCGTTAGAATCGTGAGAGCCTTACCGACGACTTCCATGTCACCGCCTGAAAGCTTGCTCGCGTAGGAAAGCCGCTGGAAGCTTTCGGCGGACATGCCGAGGCGCTTCGATAGATCGTCAATCCGGCCCGCCGCGTCGAGCGTCGCCGATACCCAAGCCGTGATTGCGCCCGCGCCGAATAGCCCGGCAAGCTGGCTTTTCGCCGACGCGGAAAATTGTTTCACGTCACTCCGCATTTCGTTCAACGAACGGCGGAAAGGTGAAGTGTCAGCGCCAAAAACCCATTTAAGCATGATGATCGGTTGTGTCAGGGATTAAGCCCTCATCTTCGGGAAAATCATCTTCAAGATCCCCGTCAAAAAGAAACCGGAGCGTCGATCCTTCGATTTCGGAAATCTCCGCGCTCATCCATTGCAATCTACCTAACGACATGTTCCAAACGTCTTTTTCGGTCATGCCCGTTTTCATGATAACCGGGATGACAAGCGTTAAAACGTCCGGCCCGGTCAACTCCCTGGTTGCAGGCCCGCCCGAAACGATCTCCCAAAAACGCGGCCCGCTGGAATGGCTCGTCATCCAGAGCGAAAACTTGACGATCTCGCGTTTGAAAAGTGCCGGATTGCGATCCATTCGGAGACGCCAGAAAAGATCGCACAACGTCGGCTTGAGCTTGACCGGCGACCCGAAACGGTTGCGACAGGCCGCGACGGCGGCGAGCAAATCGGCGGGACGGTTGACGCCCTCCGGATTGATTAGCGGCGAGTCAATCGCACGCAACAAGAGGTAATGAAATGGAGAGAAATCATTCAGGACACGCCCGCAAACGCGGGCGCATCCTGGAAAGTAAGCGGTGAAGAAACGGTCATCCACGTTAGGGAAGCGTGATGTATTCCGAAGTCTCCACGTCGTAATTGATGATTACGAAATCACCGGCTTGCTCCGCACGTCCAACCTTGTTGATTTGATACTTCACGGCGTTGAACGTGATAACCGAAAACACGGTTGCCACGGTGTAGCCGGAACGGATCTTGAGCGTGATCGTTCCAGTCGTGGTCAAGTCGTCGCGGGTATCCTCGATCTTGTTGCCGATCTCGTTGACGGTGACGAGCTTGTTTGCGTGTTCGCTTTCAAGGTTCGTGGAAATGACGGTTGCATTGACGATGACGCCAACGCCGCCAGTGATGCCGTGAAGGTGCGCGGTTCCTTTGGTTTGAGAGGCCATGATTTTTTACGAGCGAATGATTTCTAGTCGGCGGAAGGTATTCTTTTGAAATCCTGATTGTCAAGCATCCAATAATTCGCAAGTCACGTCAAAAACCAGATTTTCGACAAAGTCGGTTTCTTGCCTGTCGCTTGGATCGTCGGCGGGCGTGACGTAGTGGAAATGAATCTTCTTCACGGCGCGGTTATCGGTTCCGACAGGCTTGTTAAGAGCGGCCTGCAAGGCTGGAAGGTCATCGGTCATCGCGAGTTCCAGCGCCCCGGCCCATGCGTCCAGATTCGCCCTGGTTGTGACCATGGAATCCGCCCGAAGCTCGAAACGCAAACGCACGATTCTAACGCCAACCTCAGTCGGCATGTCCGGATGCGGAGAAGAGTTTTCGGCGTAGATAATAAGCCAAGGCATGACCGCCTTTTCCGCCTTGTCATGGCCTGGATAGGAATTCAGGCCAGCGATATTCAGAACGCCGGGAAGCCATGAGGCGAAAGCCTTTTCAACTTTGATTTTTGTTTGCAAACTCATTTTAGTGATCTTGATGCAGCCCTCATTTTGCGATCCATCATGCGCTTGATAACCGACGTGACGGCCTTTTGCCGATGCTCGATTGCCCGAGCCTCGCCGTGTGCGTCAAGCGCGTTTTCGATATACCTAACGTCATTCGTGAGCGTGACAGTGAGCGTTTTTCCGTCTCCGGTTACGCTTCCAGTCCCCGGCGACTTTTGCCGTGTGGCAAACCCTGGAATGCCGCGAACGCCGCCTAGCTGCCGCGCCCCTGCCGCGAATCCGCCCTTGGCGAATCCTACCAGCTTGATTTCCTTCGTCCCATATTTCACGGCGTTCTTGAAATCGACACAAATCAGCATTTCGCGAGGCTTTCTAACGAATCTTTGTTTTCGGTGAAGCTCGCCGCCGTCAAACATTCCGACCGAATAACGACGATCCGTTTTCCCATGCGTATTCAGGACGCTTGCCGCTTCGGAATACTTGCCGCTCTTCACAAGCCTTGAGAATTTCGCCGCGACTCCCGGCCCGGCCTTTGCGTCGTTTTTCAGCCAATCATACGCGCCGCCAACCGACCCGTAAGTCATGGACAAACGCATTAAAATCTTTACCTGTAATTCCTTCCCGGAAGAGGAAGTCTTTCCGACAGGCCGCGTGTTGAATGCCAGATCGGCAGCAAAGAGACGCATTTGCGCGGGCAATACTTCGCGGACGGTCGATCCCGCCGCGTCTGCAAGTTTCTGAATGGATGAATCCAGTTCGGAAATATCCGAGAAACGTAATGTCACGTCGCCGTTGCTCATTCGTTGCGCCTTTCTGGTTCCACAAGAACAATCGTTATTGCGATCCGTCCTTTCCTGATCGAATTCGGCTCGCTAGAAATTTGCCAGCTTTCGGACCTCGCTAAAACGGTCATGCCCGATTTAAGCGCCCCCGTGTAAGCGTCGGCGGGAAACTTCACGACAAGCGTTCGCTCGTTATCCGTCGCCGCGATCCCGAGCGCGTTGCTCGATTCGGTTTCATCTTCAATCGCCTGGATCTTCGTTGACCCGATGGTGATTTCTTCCGATCCCATCGTTGCGAGGGATTTCTTGAACGCCGTTAGGAGGAAGGTTTGAACACTCATTTTCAGGATCTAAAGAAAACGGCCCGCCCTCGCGAAAGGACGGGCCGCTTATGGATTCCAACAAACAACCCGGAGAAATTAGAACCTCACCGTGCCGGTTGCGTTGACACCCGCCGCAGTGGTTCCGCCAGCGCCGCGAGTCGTCTTGAAACGGACGTAACGCGGGCAATCGGAAGGAATGCGGAAACGAACGGTCGTCGCCGGAATACCAACACCGCCAGCGCCCGTCACGTTTTTCGTAAGGGTTTGGTCAATGGTGGCAAAGTTGGAAGCCGACGAGGTTTCCAGAATCAGACTCACAACAGAGGCGTCGGGAATGATGCCGGTTGCAAGCGCCGGAATGGACAATTCAAACTCGATGGATTCGGGCTTGTGAACATCCGCGCCGAGGTCAATCGCGGTGCTGTTGGTCGAGGCCGAGGCCGCGCCCATGGCGAACGGAACTGGATTTACCAGAACGTCCTGAATGTTTCGTGAATTTTCGTTTGGCATGGTGTGCTAATGGATGATTTTGTTTTTCGATGCGGCGGAAGATTAGGCTTCTTCCTTTTCCTTTTCCTCGATGGCGGAAACCAGATCGGCCTTGCTCATTCCGGAAGTGTCAATGCCGAGAAGTTCGGCCTTGCTGACAAGCTCTTGCTTGCTGAATGCAGACAACGGCTTGCCGTCCGCTTCGGTGGCGATGGCGACGCAAGCGCCGATTTCGGCAGTGTCGGTGACTTTGCATCCGCCGACGACAAGCAACGGCTTGCCATCCTCGCCGCCAGTCGCAAGGCCGATGTCAACGGTCTTGTCGGCGTTGACTTTGAGAACGTCGAAAACTAGCGAGCGACCGTCTTCCGGGTAATAAGTGACTTGTTTCATGATGCGAATTTGATGATTTGATTTTTGATTTTTGAGAGGGTGCCCGTCGTTCGTTCGGGCCGGTCGATCAATGAATCCCTATGGGATGATTTTTTTACGCTTCGATAGCGTCGGTGTTGAGGATGGCGTCGGTTGCGATAATCGGAATGTTATCGTAATGCGTCGGCATGGGCGCGGTGGTGGTTTGCTTGCCGTTCGGATCTCCACCAGCGCCGCCGTTGAGAACAACCGTCATGGACAGTTGATATTGCTCGCGGGAGCGGCGCGACATGAAGATTGCGTCCGGACGATAGCCAACCGGGAAGCTATTGACGAGCCTTGCAAGCAAGGTGCCGGTCAATCCCTTGCCGGAATCGGCTGTCAGGTTGGCAATCCGACGAATGCAATTCACGTTGCCGATTTGCAGGCCGATCCATCCAATCAGATCGGCGACGCGACCTGGAAGCGGATTGCTGGAAGCGTCGTAAATCGTTTCGTCGCGGAAGTCACCCAAGCGGGGAACTTGACCGTTGCCGCCTACAAGAGTCACGTCTTGCTTGCCGAATTTCACGGCGTAAACGCTCGACGCGGTGCTTGCGGTGGTTCCGGTTGCATTGATTACAGATCCATCGGCGACGCCAGCGGTGAACGGCAGCGCGGCCTTGATGCCTGGAAAACCCTTGGCATCGGCGCTGATGCCATACCAGATTTGCGAACCGAGCTTGATAAGCGACTGGCGGAAAGTGCCGAGTGCTTCGACCATTTCCCAAGCTTCCATTCCTTCGTCGTATGCCATGGCAACGGCGCGGTCGGCCTCGACGCGACCGCCGAAAATGTAAGCCTCAACAAGCTTGCGGACGAACTCGCTTTTCGTGGCAGTGACGCCAGCGTTTGCGAGACGGAAACCGACACTTGGGAAAGAAACCCGTGTGACGGTGGGATATGAAGTGCCGTTGATCGTCCGGAAAGGAAAGACTTCGGCTTCCGGTGCGGAAGTCAAAACCTCTTCAATCAAGCCGACTTCCTTGTCAGCTCCATTGAGCTTGGCAACGTCGAGTAGTGTGATGCGTGGCATGGTCTTATTCTATTTTTTGCGGTTTTGTGAGAACGATGAAACGTTATTTCTTGCGGGATTCGGCTTGCGACTTGTGGATCGCGGTTGCTTTCGCAAGACCAGTCAGACCGGCGATTTCTTGCTTGCCCTCGTCATCCTTGCCGGATTCCGGAAGCGGATTTCCGCCAAGGCCAGCGAAGCGGGCGGAAGCGGCGGTTTCAACGTCGGCGTCGAACGTGGCGAGCTTTCCGTTGGCGACTTCAAGCGCGGTGTTCGCGGTGGTAAGCGAGGCTTCGGAAGTCTCAAGAGCGGTTGCCGCTTCGTCGCGTTCCGTAGTCATCGCTTCAAGATCCGTTTGAGCGGTTTGAAGTTGTTCTTTCAGCGTGACGATTTCGGCGTCTCTTGCCGACAAGTCGCCTTGAAGGGTGGCGATTTGCCCTTCCAGTTTTCCGATTTCTTCCTTTGCGGAAGCGTTGGTGTAAAACAATTTCATTGGCGGTTACGGTTTGTATTTCATGCGGATTACAATTTGATGCGGTGAGAGGTTGCTAGCTTAACGTTTCCTTACTTTCAAGAACAAAAGACAGAATTTCAATCGTCGGTTTCAGGGTCTAGCCCGTTTTCCTCGTCATCTTCCGGAGGCTCGCAAAGCAGAATGACGGCGTCCCGAGCTTCCGCCCTGGTTGCGATGGCGTCCGCCAATCCGAGTTCTAGCGCCCTGTCGCCCGAATACCATCCGGCGCGGAAAACTTCCGGGTCGAGCATCGCGCCCGCATTCGTCCGCCCTTCGGTGACGTGATTGCGGAACGCCTCGCCAGCCGAATTGATCGACTCTTGTAGGAACTCCAATTGCGTTTCATCCGGTTCCAAGTGAAACGTGCTTTTGAGGTCCGCGCCCTCACTGACAAGAGCCTTGAAAGTGATTCCCATGTCCGCCCAAAACTTGTCGCAATCGGCCCATGAAATGATTGCGCCGATGTTGCCGATTGTAGCGGACGGCGACACGATGATTTGATTCATCCCGGAGACGAGCCAATACGCGGCGGAACATGCCATGCCAGCGCAAAAACCAGCGGTCGGAATGCCAAGCCCTGAAATCGCTTGCCCGGCCTCAATGACACCGGCAACCGTTCCGCCTGGAGAATCGACGTGATACATGACGCCTTTTGCGCCTTGTGCTTTCGCGTCTAACGATTCGGCAATGATCGTGTTGTAACGCGTCGCAAGCCCGAGGTATTCGTAAATCGGCGGGCACTTGAAAAGCAACGCGCCCCGGATCTCGATATGAGCGACGGCGTCCGCGTCCATGTGCATCGGCTTGCGGAGCGTGTAGAATTGTTCCCAATACGAATCGGCCCGCTCTTCCGTTGCCGATTTTTCGGCAGCTTCCAGAGCGGAAAGAGCATAGTCTTGAACGGCGTCCGGTCGGATCATCCATTGATGCGAGCGGATACTTGAAAGCATCCGGAGTTGAGCCGTTGAGGCGTTGACGGTTTTCATGATTGTGCGGCGTTGTCGGGTGCTGAAACAAAGTTAGGATCGGGCATTTCGTTAGGCGTGAGCATGTAGAACAAACGACGGTCGATCTCGATTCCGCGTTTCTCTTCCTCCGCAAGAATGCGCTCTTCGCGGTTGAAAACCTCGTCAATGCGTTCCATGTCGAAAGCCTCGATGTCGCCGCCGCCCTCTTCCGCAATGATGCCGGTGCGGTTGCGCAGACCGATCTTGTAATCTTCCCGGCGCTGTTGAGCGTCGCGGCCTGGATCAATCGAAAACTTGCGCGGCATGACGAATCCGAGTTTCCACCAATCGGCGGGATTTTTCGGACGCGGGAGAATCCCGATGTTCATTGCGACGGCGACGGCGTAACGGATCTCGAAAAGGGCCGGTGACTTGATAACGTCTTGCCGATCCTCGACGGATGCGCGGGCGCGTTCCTGGATGTTCCGGACAAGCGCGGAGTTCACGCCTTCCGACTTCCAGAAAAGCTCATAAGGCCAGTTGACGGCGGCAGCGTGAGTGCGAATGACGCGGTCTTGAAACCGATCCCACATGTCGCCCGGCGTGTTGTTCTCGACGGCTTCCAGCTTCCCGCCTGAATTGCTCCGGAAGTATTTAATCATTCCGCCTGCAAGAGATTCGACTGTCGGCGCTGCCGATGTCGTCGCGGTTGCGTTACGTCCAACGGTAACGGACGGGTCCGTTAGATCCGGCCCGCCAGTTTCGTTGTATTCAACTAACGCGTAACTCGCCCGGATGTTCTGATTCATTTGCTCGCGTTCCGTCGCGGTCAACGATCCGTAAATCAACTTGATGGCCGCAGATCCGGACGGAATACCGCGAACCTGATCGTGCCAGCGAGGATCGAAAACGTGAATGCAACGATCCGCTTCAAGGTCAACGTCTTCGGCGGGAGTGTCGCCAAGAACTCGATATGCCATCGCCCGGTTGAACTTGTCCCGAATGACGCCGTGCGAAATCCGCAAGCCTTTATATTTCCCATCGGTAACGATGGTGTATCCGCTTTGCCCTTGCGACGTGACACCCGATTGACGCTGGCCAATCCGGTTGACGGAAATACGTTGTGTCAGCGGGTATCCGCTAGCCGCTTTCGTTAGGTAAATCAGAAAGTCGCCGTCCCGGTCGATTGCGACGCTGTCGAGCCAAAGCCGGGTTTTGAAATCCCATGCCCGGCCTTTCACGTCGCAGTTGCCATACCACTGATTTTTCAACCAGTCGATTGCGAGCTTTCCCCATTCGCGATCCTCGCCCCAAAAATTCGGGTCCCATGCGCGGCCAATCGCGTTGTCCGCTTTTTGAACCATCGGCGTTGACCACGGCCCGAAGTTTTCAAACAAGCGCCGCGATCCGGAAACAATAAATTGCCGGTCGAGGTCCGGAATCAGTTTCTCGAAATCCTCTTTGAAATTCCTTTGCGGAGGAATCCCGCGATCATTCCTGGAAGCCGCGCTTGCGAAGTTTTGAGGCGTCGCGATGCTGGTTGGCATCACTTCAAATGGGTTGCCGAATTGGTCGAGGATGGCCATGTTAAACGATTCTTCCGTAGGTGCGAGACGATGGAGTTAGCCCGGCGTCGAGGTATTGCAACGCGTCGTCAAGGACTTCAAACCAATCCTTGTTTGTCATGACGCCGCCGCCTAACGACTTCGCGAAAGACACGCCGTTGCCGCTTCCGCTCAAGATGTCGCCGCCCTTATTTTCCGCCAAGTCCGCCAAGGCTTCCGCCTTCCAGTCCTGGAGTTGCTTCCGGTTGGATGCGGATTCAGCGCCATAACGGCGCAACCTTGCAACAAACGTGATCCCTGGATGCGCCATGATTCCGAGAATTAGGGAGCCTGCTTGATGATGTCGGAAACCGGGATGACGTAGGTTTCCCCGCCTTGCAGCGTGGCCTTGTCGCCGTCGATTTGCACAAGGTAAATCGGGCCGATCTCTTTGCCGTCCACTTTCGCGAAAACGTTAGTGCCAGCCTTGGGAGTGAATTCGGATTTTGTCGCCATGAGCGGAGCAAATCTTGATTATCCGGAAAAGTCAATCTTCAATCTCGATACGAATCACGCCCCGGATCGTCTCCATGACAATTTGCATGACCTCGCAATCCCATTCGTGGTTATCGTAATGGTCCTTGATCTTGCTCCAGCGATACACGCCCGGCGAAATCTCGCGCTTGACCTCCGCTTTCATTTGCTCGCGATAATCCTTCGACACGTCAACGGGAATCCCGAAGTGACCGTCTGGCAATCCCATTTGACCGACAAGCGCGTCTTTCGCCCGGAGGTTTGAAAACCGGATCGTCCGGAATCGGATTTGCGAACTCGTCGTTCCGTTCTGGTATTTTGAGAAGATTTTCCAAACGATTTTCGGGCGCTTTGAAGTGCCGATGTCGTATCGGTATCCCTTGGCCTGATCCTCGCCGATTAGGATCATCCACCATCCGGCAACGTCCGGCCCGCAGTGAAGCCGCACTTGCTTGACGACCTCGTCAATCTCATACCGACCGTCAATCGCAACGTCCGGATTCTCGACGCCGAATCGGTCTTGAAGCTCAAACAAGCCTTGCCACGTCGTCACCTTACCTTCCCACAAAAGACGGCTTGCGCCTCCGATCTTGAACGCCCGGATGACAACCCAAAAGTGCCCCTTTTGAACGTCAATCGTCATGAACCGATAATGCTCGCCGTCCCACTTTTCGCCATTGTGGAACGCCTGCTTTCCGTAAGCCTCGCCGCCAGTCGTTAGCGTCGGCGCGTCGCTAGGCTCTTCCCAAAATTGCCCGAGGTCTTTGTTGATGAATTGTTTCAGCGGTTCCAAGTTCCCGCGCTTGGCCTGGTCATTGGCGATGATCCAAAGCTTCATGACAGACGCCCAAGTTTTCGTCCATACCGTCATGAACGTCCAAGAGAACGTGACGCGATCCGGGAAATGTTTGTTGCCGTTCCAGACGGGTTTGCACTTCGACCATTTGCGCCGGTTTGAATCCGTGTCAGCGAACTCTTCACCGCAGGCCGGGCACTTGTAACGGATGCTCGCAAAGATTGCTGGCCAGTCGTAATCGCCGGATTCATCCCTAACGATTGTCCGCTTCAAGTCGTCCATGACAACCGGATTCCATTCCTTGCATTCCGGGCATTGATGGTGTCCGTCATGCCACTTGCCATTTTTGCAAAACTCGTGCCATTCGGTTCCCTCGTTGCCGCCCTGGGACTGCAAGAGCATCTTCCGATTCAGCCGGTCATGGTGCCGCTTGAGGAATTCACCGATCATCCCGTTGACCCACTTCCAGACCTCGTCACCGAAACAGTAACGCATGGACTTTTCTTGAGTGTTCGACTCGTTAGCTCCGCCCGTAAACATGGACATATGACGGAAGATGATCGACGTTTTCTTTGCGTCGTTCCGATCCTTGCCGGACGGAATGAAAATCTTTGTCCATGGCGATTTCCGAAGGACTTTCAAAAGCCGCGATTCCATCCAGTCTTTTACGAGCTTGTCGTTTTGCCCGAGCATGAGCAAGTCACCCGGATCTTGCGCGATGGCGTAGGATGCGCAGACCTCGAAAATTGTTGTCTTGCCGAATCCGGTAACGGCGATGTTCGCAATTTCCTTGATGCGAGGATCTTTGAACGCGTTCAAAACGAACTCATGCGCCGGGACAACCGACAAGTCGTATTTCGCGCCATACTGCGAACCGGCCAAGTAAACGTTTCTTGTCGCCAATTCCGAAAGCGGCAACCGATCCGGAGGCTTGACGCCGGACAGGAAGCCGGCTTTCCACGGCCTGCTTTCCTTTTCCTTTTCCGCGATCATTCCGTTTTCCCTTCCTCGCTTTCGGCGAGTGCCGTTAGGATTCCGAAAGAGTAATCCTCGCACTTGGCGACGGCGTCGGGATAGTCGAGGCCGACCAGCATTTGCGGAAGCTCCGCAGGAATTTTCAGGACAAGCGCCTTGATCGTTTGCCCGGTTGCCATGCCCTCGCGAATCTGACTTTCCTTCGTGACGTAGTGCCCTTGCTCGCGAAGTGATTTCAACACGTCCCGGACGCCAGCGATTTGCATTCGGATCGTCCTCGCCCCTTCATAGTCCCGAGCCTTGAGAAGCTTCCTTTGGAGTTGCTTTAATTCGTGTTCAATGTCGAGGTGATCCGTTGCCGGTGGTTCCGGTGGTTCATCGCCTGCAAGGGGCGGCGTGTTTTCTGGCGGCGTATCCTCGACAGCGGGTTTGCGTTTTCGCGGTGCCCGTTCCTGGTTGCGAAACTTCTTTTCCAGTGCAACCGGATCGTCCAACGGATACCCTTTCGACCTCCACACTTTCACGCATTTTTCCGTGACGACACGGTCAAGCGCAACCGTCAATCGGGCCGCAATTGCTCTTAATGATTTGTCGCTAGGCTTGCCCGCCATGATTCATTTCCGTGCCAATGTTCGGACCTAGTTAAATTTTCACGAATTCACACGTTTTGACCGAGAGGGGAGACACC